AACGTAGACAAGATGAATGACAGCACAGAACTGCTGTCTTCTGTATACGGTGCCTGGGAACAGGTGACAGGAGTACTGAATCGGTGTTTCCCGGATATGGAACCGGAGGACTGGGAGCACGTAAAGGTAAAAGAATTACTGCCGGTTGTTCTGAACATCCTGAAGGCATCCTTCACTGAGATTCTCAGCATTCCAAAAGACCCAAAAAACTAGAGAGCGGGGACGATGACACCCCGCTTTTTGAGGTGCTCTTTAACATCAACTATCAATTATGTAAAGAATTCCCGGCACTAACGCCATATGATGTGGAAAAACGGACATTTCACGATGTCATACGACTCTACAGTGATGTGCGTGCCATGCAGATCCGGGAAAGCGGACATAAAAACAGGGAAAACAGCAGCGTGATAAGACGGCCTGCCGGAGATGACTGGTTTTAGGAGGTGGGAAGATGGCAGAAGACAGCACGACCCGGATGCGGGTGGACCTGTCCGAGTTAAAGAAAGAATTCAAAGATGCACAACGGCAGATCCAACTGGTGAACTCTGAATTCAAGGCGGCAACTGCCGGCATGGCGAAGTGGGCAGATGATGCAGATGGCGTATCTGCCAAAATTGAACAGTTAAACGGTGTACTTGCAGCGGAAAATGTCAAACTGCAGTCTCTGGAAGACCAGTATAAACTTGTGGCACAGGAACAGGGCGAAAATTCCAGGGGAGCACAGGAGCTGCTGATCCGGATCAACAACCAGAAAGCGGCGATCGAACGGACAGAGGCAGCCCTGATGCAGTATGGAAACCGCTTGGAAGACCTGCAGTCTGAGTCAGAGAAAGCAGCAACGGCAAGCGAGCAGCTGCAAAGTAAAATTTCAGATCAGCAGACAGAACTGGACAGCCTGAAAAGCAAGTATACCGACTTGGTGCTTGAACAGGGCGAAAGTTCCGATGAAGCAAAACAGCTTGCCGGTGAGATACAGGAACTGTCACAGGAATTACGACAGAACGAACAGACTTTAGCACAGGCAACCCAGGCAGCAGATGATCTTGGCGAAGAACTGGATGATACAGGAGATGGAGCAGAAGACAGTGCAGAGGGCTTTACGGTTCTGAAAGGTGCACTGGCGGATCTGGTAGCTGACGGTATCAAGGAAGCAATCAGTGCGATCAAAGAGCTTGCGGCAGATGCACAGGAAGCATATGCGGGATTCCAGGCACAGACGGGAGCCAGCACGGACGAGATGCGGGAATTTAAGCATGAGATGGATGATCTCTATGCAAATAATTATGGAGAAAGATTACAGGACATCGGCGATAAGATGGCGTATGTGAAACAGGTGACCGGTGAAACAGATCCGTCTAAAATCCGGGAACTGGTAGAGAATGCGATCACGCTGGAAGATACCTTTGGCAGTGATTTCAATGAAACCATTCGCGGTGCTAGCAACCTGATGCAGCATTTTGAGCTGGATGCATCCGAAGCATTTGACCTGTTCGCAAAAGGATCGCAGGAAGGACTGGATTATACCGGTGAGCTTGGGGACAACATCGCAGAATATGGCGGCAACTTCAAACAGGCCGGATACAGTGCACAAGAGTACTTCCAGCTGTTGAAAAACGGCACCAAAGGCGGAGCGTATAACCTGGACAAGGTCAACGACTCCATTAATGAGATCAAGAACCGCCTGGCTGATGGAACCATTGGCGATACGATGGCTGAGATTGACGAAAAGACCGGAGAACTGAAAGACGGCACCGGTATATGGTCAAAAACCACAGAGAAAGCATTTAAGGCATGGCAGAAGGGCAAAGGTAAAATGAAAGATGTCATTGACTCGATTGTCAGTGATATTTCGAACTGTAAGGATGAACAGGAAGCCCTTACCATGGCATCTACGGCGTTCGGCACGATGGGTGAAGATGCCAACCTCAATGTTGTGAAATCCTTAACTACGCTGGGTGAAGATTTCACAGATGTGAAGGGGAAGATGGAAGAAGTCAAAAACGTCAAGTATGATACGGTTGCATCCTCTCTGGAAACCATCAAACGAGGCCTGACTGTCAATGTGGTAGAGCCGATTGTAGGACCGGTACTTTCCAGCCTGTTACAGCTCGCACAGTGGTTCCCGAAACATATTCCGGAGATCGTCACCTTACTCGCATCGGTAGGAACAGCGATGCTGGTATTTAATGCCGGTGCGATAATAGCAAAAACAACCGCAAAGATCGCTCTGCTGACGGGCGGAATCAAAGCACTGGGGCTGGCAATGGCTGCGAATCCGTGGGGAGCAATCATTGCAGGTGTGGCAGCAGTTGCCGCCGGCATTGTGGCATACACAGCCGCACAGAAAGCAGCAAAAGCCCAGGATGACGAAAACATCCAGGCAACAAAAGAGCTGAAAAAGAGCCAGGAAGAGTTAAACGCAGCACTGGAAGATTCGAAACGAACGAGAGAAGAAAATAACACAGCGGCGGAAGCTCAGACAAAACAGGCAGATATTTATGCGGAACGCCTGGAACGGCTGGCAGGAGTAGAAGAAAAGAGTGCAGCCCAGAAAGAGCTGATGAAAGACTATGTGGACAAACTGAATGAGCTTATGCCGGATCTGAATGCACAGTATGATGAAGAGAAAGATAAGCTGAACATGTCCACGGATGCGATCAAGGACAATATCGAAGCCCAGAAAGAACTGATTCTGGCAAAAGCAGCACAGGAAAATCTGGAAGGGATTGCAGAAGATATCGCAAAGCTGGAAATCGAACAGTCTGATATCGCAAAGCAGCACGCAGACAATGAACTTGCACTGCAGGCAGCGGTAGAAAAAACGCAGGAAGCGAAAGAAGCCTATGCACAGACAGGCTATGATGTTTCTTCTATGGAACATAAAAATTATCTGGAGGCAGTTGGAGACGAAGGGCGGAAACGTACTGCCTATGAAGAGACAAAAAAAGCACTGGAAGAAAACAAAAAATCTCTGGAAGCCCTGAACGATGAATACAACAACACAGAAAAATACGCACAGGATAAACTGGATGCATCCGAAATGGAGAAGAGTATTGCAGCCATTACGGAAAAAATGCGAAAGAAAAGCATTGAAATTCCGAAAGCAGTTGCAGAAGGTATGCAGTCCGGTCAGTACGTCATTCCGGAAAAAGTAAAAGGGATGAAAAACCTGATCAACTTTGATGAGCTGGCAACGGAAGCAGGTTTGAGCGGTGTTAAGATTCCGAAAAACCTCGCAAAAGGCATCAGCGACAACAGCATTTCAGCAAAGAATGCTATTGAAGCCCTGAAAAAAGTAGCTGACTTTGACGGCTCAGATGCAGTTAAGAATGCAGAAAAAGCCGGTATCAAGATTCCGGAGTTCCTGCGAAAAGGCATTGCAAGCGGAAAACTGAGCGTAGAAGATGCAGTGAAGCGTGTCAGTGACCTCACATCATTGAACAAAGCAGTACAAAAGGCAGGATTCGAAGGGCTTGAAATACCGAAAGCCCTTGCAAAAAGTGTATTAAAAGGCAAAACGAGCGTGGAAGATGCCCAGAAACGTATCGAAGATGCCATAAGCTTCCGGACAACAGCAAGAAAAAGCGGCGTTACCGGAAAAAACGTAGTCAATGCATTTGCAGAATCCATCTTAAAAGGCGAGATGACCGTGGAAGAGGCTGCGAAAAAAGTCTCACAGGCAAATGTCAGAGGTGCAAGATCCAGTGCAAAAGGCATGGAAAATGCAGGCGAGGAAAGTGACAAAAAATATGTTTCCGGTGTGAACTCGCAGAAATCAGCGGTGGAAAAAGCCGGCCAGGAGACAGGAAAAGCAACAACAAAGGGAGCAAAAGCAGGAGCCGCTGGAATAAGTACTGTCGGACTTGAGACAGGAGATCATTATGCAGCGGCATTACAAAGCAAAAGCAATGTTTCAAGGGAAAGCGGCGTAACTTTGGCGAGAAGTGCGAATGAAGGTGCAGATTCGTATCGTGGAAATGCTAAAACATCAGGAGAGTTTTTCGGTCAAGGTTTTATAAATGGTATCGGTTCTATGGTAACAGGTGCATTTAATAAAGCTTGGGAACTGGCTAAAAGTGCATGGAACGGGTTGAGAAAAGGGCAGCAGGAAGGTTCTCCGTCCAAGCTGACAAAAAAATCCGGTGTGTTTTTTGCTCAGGGTTATATCAATGGTATCAACAGCATGCTCCCGACATTGATGAAGACTGCTAAGAATTTTGCGGATACGTCTGTCAAGATTCTGAAGAATGATACAGCCAAAGATATGCTAAAAAATGCAGGCAGAAAATTTATGCAGAGGACATTGAATGGGCTGCAGCCTGCGATCAATGAAAAAAATCAGAAGACACTGTATAATGCCGGCAAGAAGATCACGGAGAATTATGCAAAAGGTGTGACCGATGGGCAGAGCGAATTGCAGACAGCGGTAAAGGGAATGGTTACCACTGCATTGACAACCATGCTGGATCTGACAAAATTCAATTTCTCTAAAGCAGCCGAAAAAGCAGGCAGTCAGTTTAGCACCGATCTGTCAAAGAAAATCACATACATTAACAATAAAGTCCAGTATCAGAGCGAGCAGAAAGAGAAACAACTGGAAAAGAAACTGAGCAAGTACGAGACGGATAAGAAAACTGCACAGAGCAACTATAAAGCCACTAACACAAAACTGAAAAGTACCGAAAAGAGCCTGACAAGCAACCAGAAGAAGTATGCCACGGCAGAAGAAAACTATAAAAAAGCAGAGAAAAAATATAACAGTGCTACGAAAGCAACGCAGAAAGCCAACTATAAGGAACAGATGCAGAAGTACAAGAAGCAGATGGAAACCTATAAAAAAGAAGCGGATGCGGACAAAAAGAGTATTGCGGCACTGAAAAAGAAAAAAGCTGCTTATAAACAGGCAGTCAGTGACAATAAAAAACTGATTAAAGACCAGAAAGCATTCAACGAAGCTTACACGACAGCCTCATCGCAGATGCTGAGTGAATTTTCAGAGGCCCTGAGTGACTATCAGACAAAAGCACAGGAATTGATTGATGAGACGATTAATGGCATTGAAACGAAGTACCAAGAAAAATACGATGCACTGATTGAGAAACAGAACACGTTGATCTCAAAGCTGAAAAGTGCAGGAGAGCTGTTTGAGGTATCGAGTGCCGGTATAATGACAATTAACGACATCGAAGCACAGACCCAGAGCATTAAGGACTATGCAGACAAGCTGCAAAAGATCAAAAGCAAGGTATCTTCTGCCCTTTTCGATCAGATTGCAAGTTACGATATGGATCAAGGCGGGGCATTCATGGATCGACTGTTAGCCATGGACGAGCTGGAACTCAGGGCGTATTCCAATGCATACGATGAAAAAATGAAAGTATCCGAGGAACTGGGAAAGAAGACATACCAGAAAGACATCGAGAATGTTGAAAAAGAATATAAAACAGCATTAGAGGATGCGTTCAAGGATCTGCCGGAAAAGATGGAAGAGCTTGGGAAACAGGCAATGGCCGGTTTTACCGAAGGCCTGACAGCAAATACCGATTACATGGCACAGGCAGTAAAATCGATTATATCCGGCATGGTGGAAGAGTTCAAGACGCGTCTGGATATCCACAGCCTATCAAAGGTAATGGAGAAACTAGGGGTATATACTGGTGAAGGGTTTGAAAACGGATTATATGAAACTGCAAAACAGGTACAGAAGCAGGCAAAACAGTTCCTTGCTGATGCAGCGACACCATTTGAAACGTTTTCAGCATCTATAGGAAGTGCCAGAACAGCAGCCAGACAGAAAGGCAGTATGACAGCATCGGAACAGGTAAGCATTGTAAATAACTATAACCTGGTGCAGAACAATACCAGTCCGAAAGCATTATCTGCATTAGATACCTACAGAGCGAGACGGCAGCAGGTGAGCATGGTAAAAGCCATGACACAGCCAGTATAAGGAGGGATAGAGAGATGTATACGCTGACAGCGGAAAATAAATATGGTGAAAGGCTGGAACTGACACACAACCCATGCTATGACATTACGGAAATAGACGGACTCTATCCACCGGAGGCTGTCATAAACAGTACAAAAACGGCTGGTATGGACGGGGCTGTGTTTAACAGTGCTTATATGAACAGCAGGACGATCACTATCACTCTGATGGTGAATGGCCCGGCTGAAGAAAACAGAATACAGCTGTATCGATATTTCAAAACAAAATATCCGGTGCGGCTGTATTACAAAAACGGCATCCGGGATGTGTATATTGACGGATATGTATCTAAGATTTCGGTTGAATATTTTAACCAAAAGCAAACGGTGCAGGTGATTGTGGAATGTCCGTTGCCGCTGTTCAACGCAACAGCAGAAAGCAGAACAGAGTTTTCAAACGTTGAAAGCTTATTTGAATTTCCATTTACGATTGATTCGGGAGGCATTCCATTTTCAGAGGTTCGGAACGGAAAACAGGAGAGCATTATCAACGGTGGGGATGTAGAAACCGGTGTATTGATCAGACTCAATGCAGTAGGCGATGTAGTCAATCCTAAAATATACAATACGGATACCGGAGAGTATATGATTATCAATCAGGAAATGCAGAAAGGCGATGAGATTACGATCAATACCAGGAAAAAACAGAAGACGATTACCATGCTGCGTGATGGTGCAGTATCTAATCTTATCGGAAAACTGCAGGCGGGATCAACCTGGTTCGGCCTGATCCCGGGAGATAATCTGTTTGCATACGAAGCGGATGAAGCTTCCGATAACCTGCGGTGCACATTTATCGTGAATGATCAGTTTGAGGGGGTGTAGGATTGGAAATCTATGTTTTAGGAGAGGATCTGGAAATCATAGATATGATAGACAGTTACGAAAGCAGTATATGGACCATTCAGTATTTTTCACAGAATGACTTTCAGCTGATCGTGCCAGCTACCCCTTATTATATCAATCTCCTGCAAAAAGACCGTCTGTTATGCCGTGAGACAGATCGGACAGAAAACACCTGGAAAAATGTAATGATGATTGAAAATGTGAATATTTCAACGGACTGGGAAACAGGGGATAAGCTGACCGTAAGCGGAAAAGGATTAAAGAGCATTGTGGGCAGGCGTATTGTATGGAAACAGACAAATCTGACCGGAAACGTAGAAATGGGAATCCGTCAGGTTATCACAGAAAATATCGTGGATCCGGATGATAGCATGCGGAAAATAGAAAGGTTTCAACTGGCAGATGCAGAAGGGATTACCGATACATTTGATGTTCAGCTGTTAGGCGAAAATATTGCTGAGTGGCTGGAATCTATCTGTCAGACGTATGGCATCGGCTGGGATGTGTATATAGAAAACAAAAAATATATTTTCAAGCTTTATAAAGGCACAGACCGATCGTATAATCAGACAGAGGCTTTGCCGGTGGTGTTTTCAGAGGAGTTTGATAATTTACTGTCTTCCAGTTATTTATATGAAAAGGCAGAATACCGGAATACAGCCTTGATCGGTGGTGAAGGAGAAGGAATCAATAAACGCACCGCATCGATTGGCGATACTGCCGGATGGCAGCGTTATGAAACTTATATTGATGGTTCCAGTGTTTCAAGTAATGGAAAGATTATAACGGAAGAACAATACTATAAAATGCTGCAGGATTATGGAAAAGAGCAGTTAAATTCATCTTTGTACACAGAAAAGTTCGAAGGAAACGTGGATCCGGCAGGCAATTATGTTTTGAACAAAGATTACTTTCTTGGTGATATTGTCCAGGTGATAAATGCGTATGGGATCCGTGCAACGCCGCGGATCATAGAAATTATCGAGAGCGAAGATGAAAACGGAGCGTCTACCGTTCCGACATTTAGTACGTGGGAGGTGTAAAATGGCAGTAACCTATGGTTTTTTTAACAGTGTCAATGGAGACAGAAAATACAATGCGGATCAGATGTCATCCTATTTTGAAGGACTTGTGACAGATGGGGTATATGAAAAGATTGGTGATGCACTGATTGTGAAAGCTGGTACCGGAATGCAGGTTAGAATCGGAAAAGGTCGTGCTGTTATCCGGTCAAAATGGTTTGACAGTGATGCATCATATATCATCAATCTGAATCCGGCTCATGCCACATTGAACAGATACACGGCAATCTGCTTAAGACTGGATCTGGAAGAACGCAAAATAGATTTTTACATGAAAGACAGTGCAGATGCAACAACACCTGTAAAACCTACAATGGAAGACAGCCAGACACTCAAAGAGTTATGTCTGGCATATATCTATGTGAAACGTGGAATGACAGAAATAACACAGGCAGACATCACAGACACCAGGGCAAATACACAAATTTGCGGCTGGGTAACCGGATTGATTAAACAGGTAGATACCAGTCAGCTGTTTTTGCAGTGGCAGGCAGCCTATGAAAAATCCATTACAGAAATGCAGGACTGGAGAATCCAGCAACAGGCAGCATTTGACAGCTGGTTTGCAGCATTAACTGGTCAGCTGCAGGTAAATACAACGCTGAAAGAGTATAAGAACTGCACAACAACTACAGCGGATGTATCTATGCATCCGGTCGGCGTTCCGGAGTTTGATGCGTCAAAAGATATTCTGTATGCAAACATCAATGGCATTCAACTTGTCGAAGGTGAAGACTATACCGTATCAGGAACAGGTTCAACGGCATCATTAAACTTTAAAAATGTGATTGATGTCGGAAATACGATTGAGATCAGGGTAGTAAAATCCGTGATCGGATAAAGAGGGGATGGTTATAAATGATGAACAAAATTATTATGTTGCTTGCGGGTAATTCGTTTTTCCGCATTTTGCTGATCGCTGTTACTCTGGACACAGTGCTTGGCGTGCTCAGAGCGATCAAGGAACACAAGTTCAACAGTTGCGTGGGTATTGACGGTGCAATTCGAAAATCAGCCATGTTACTGTCTGTATGCTTACTGATGGCGGTGGATGTGATCCTGAATATCAATGTATTGTTTATGGTGCCACAGGATTATATTGAATTGTTAGGAATACATAAACTTGGAATTTGTGAATTTTTCAGTATTCTGTTCATATTATATGAGATCGTGAGCGTGTTGAAGAATATGACGTTGTGTGGTTTGCCTGTTCCAGCAAAAATTAAACGCTGGGTGCAGAAATTTCTGGAGGATATGACAGAGGAACTTCCGGAAGAGAACAGAACCAGTAACACATAAACATAAAAAACAATCAAATAAAAAAGAACAAGAGGGCGTGCAAGCGTCCTCTTTTATATTGCAAAAAAATGAATGGAGGAAAGCAAAATGAACGGATTATTAAAAATCAATTATAAGGAAGAGAAAATGTCGGTTACGGATATTTGTGAAGTACTTGATCAATGCAATGACTTCA